AAGCTAAATACCGCTGTGCGTTTTTATTCACGAATTTCCCGCGCCCGGTCATCCGGACGGCTCCCATTGGTTCGACTGGTATGTTAAGGGTGATCATTCCGCCGCCTCCCTTGGTCTGTAGATTAAAGACGGCTCAATTCTACCGGGCGCAAAATCAATTTCAGAGTCTCCACAATAAGGGCAATAAACTGGATACTTTTCTTGTTCTAACAGAATCAATTCTTCGCATTCTCCGCATTTGTACTCATACATGACTAGGTTTCTTCCCATTATTCCGCCGCCTCCACTTCGCATTTGGCACCTTTGAAAACAGTTTCGTAATGTTCGTTTGTATAATGCCCTCTCAATTCCCGGTCGACTTCAAGTGTGACCTCGCCGACATTACCAAACTTCTTTTCTAAATGGTTTTTAATTATTTGTTTCACTTCTTCAGGTGATAAAGTCACTTGCATTTTCATTATTCCGCCGCCTCCAATAGATCAGGATTTTCATAGACTGTTCCGAGATATTCCGAATCCGGCCCACAATCGGCAAGAGACTGTATTAACCCACCGGGATGTTCCCCATAAAATGCGGCTAGATCGTCGTAAAAAACAACCTTGAAAATTCTACCGAGAGAGTCTTTTCGGATGTCTCCCTCCCAAATCTCCCGGCCGTTTTTGTCCTTCAATCCGGTGTATTCTGTGACCGGTGCCTCTTCATCTGTGAAAACTCTCCAATCAGGCAAGAGGATCACACTGCCGTATTGACTGACATACTCCGTCCGACTTGTGAAATATTCAACCCCTAAACCCTTTTTATGATCTTCTGACGCTACGAATCTATAATCGCTGTTCCCTTTCGGGTAAGAATTTTCGGAATAAATCATTTTGTTACACTGCTTTACAAATGCCCGATATTTTCGCTCTCTCATTTCGCCGCCTCCAATAGACCGGGATTTTCATACTCGTTCCCGATAACCTTTAAATTCCCCAGAAATCCGCAAGGGACATTGTGCTTTCCTCCGAACGAGCAGATGATGCGCCTTTCTAGCAAATATTCCGGGCCGTCTCCACCAAAAGCCTGCACAAGGTTTCTCGTTTCATATTCGACCACATCCCCCGGATAGATCATTTTCTCTTCATCATCTTTCACGCCGGTTCCCCACATGAGCACCGCGTCTTTATCATCGCTTGATACAACACAGCCGCCGCCGAAAGCGTGCCATAAGAACCAACTTCCATCGTTTTCGATGGTCAGGCTTATCCCCTCATCATCCCAATAATGCATCTGTTCTCCGTCCCACACTCGATAGTGAAGATGTGTCATTTTTTAGCCTCCAATAATAAATCAGGATTTTGATAGATATTGCCGATGATTTCATAATCTTCATCACAGTAATTTATATCCCCAATCCAGCAAATACCTTTCCCGTTTTCTTCAAATGTATAATCTGAATAATAACGGCTATTAATATTCTCCAAAGTAAATGATCCATCCCGAAATCCAACTGAAGCAGTAAAGTGTTCTTCTATTTCGTTTCCATCAAAGAACCAGTGCACGCAATGAATAATGTCCCCCTCGTAAATCTCTCTCGCGGTCAGTATTATCCTTCAATCCGGTGTATAAATCCCGGCTGATCAATTCATATTCATCTGAGAAGACTGGAGACAGCTTGGCGGCTGCTCTTTCTTCCAATTGCCCGATGTTGTACCATTTCATTTCAATGTTGCCGCTACCTTTATGCCTAAATGTGTAACGAATCTTGATAATGTCCATTCCCCTTACCTCCCGTCATCTTGTAACCATTGTTCGATCTGTTTTTCCCTGTATCCGGCCTGTAGTATGATCGACAGCAGCGCTCTCATATCAACTTCCACCATTCAAACACTTTTTTCTGTTCCTTCTTTTTCCGCCCGATCAGCCGGACGATGAGTCTTTTGATATTTTTCATTTGCCGCTCCCTCCTTAATCTCTCCACTGGAAACCGATATTTAAATTGACTTGTTTCGGGCTTAAAATTTTTATATCAATCCAGCTATTAATGAAATCCTCTAAATCCGTTTTTGACATAAGGTGTATTTTAAAAGTTCCTAAATCGATTAAAGAGAAGTCTCTAGCGTGGCTTCTGATCACCCACGCATTGTCACCTTTAACAAGGAAGAATCCATCCTGTATATCATCCACAGAAAGCCCTTTCGGCTTCTCCTGTATCACTTTTAAATTAATTGTCATACCTCTACCTCCTGAATGCGTTTTAATTCGCTTGTAAGCTCTTCAAACCAGTTCCGGTCTTTTGTATCGAGTGCAATGTTTATCATCGTTCTGAGGCTTTCCTGCGTGTATTCTGGCGTATCCTCGCATGGTATTAAGTCCGCCATTCTCTGGCCCAGATATAATTTTTTGTCTTCGGCTCTGACATCTGCATAATTTCCGTTCATTTCAAGGATGTACCCTTTAAGAATTGTTTTTTGATTGCACCTGTAGAAATTTGTCGGAGAGAACTTCACCCAGTCACCCACATTTAGCCTTGTCACCGTAAATACTCCCCTTTCGCTCTTTGAGTATCCCGCGTTCGCATAGATCGACAATCAACAAGAATACTTCCAAAGCCGGGCGCTCAAGTGCCGCCGCTGTTTCTTCGATGGGGACGCCCGCGCGCCAATCCTCTTTCACTAGCTTCACTTCATCTTCCGTCCAACCAAACTCGCATTTAGTCAGCATGATGTACATTACGCGCTCTTCTCCTGCTGTCGTTTTTGAATGATCGCATCAAGCTGCTCGATGATGTCGGTTAAGTCTTGTTTCTCAATCTTGCAATTCGGGCAGGCATGGAATGCGACCATGCTGCCGGATTCCTGCCTGATAACCTTTTCGCCATTGCACAAGCTGCACATTGTGAATCCTCCTTTAATCGAGTTTGTGGCCTATTTCATAATCAACACGTTTACACTTGCCGTTTATCGTTTGAATAATTGTTTTCCCATGTTCCGGGGCGTCCGTTTCGTATGCCGTCCCGTTGTTACCGTCCACAACAATTACACGGATTTTGCCTTTCTCCATCGTTCCAGTAAAGCTTAGATCATCATTGATAGTTATTGTTTTCGGCTTCACTCAAACCGCCCCCAGTGTGCTATAATTGAATTACCCACAGTTCATAAAGCATCGGAGCCTTTAGGTTTCGGTGTTTTTGTTAATGAAATGTTTGCTAATCACTTAAATCTGACAATCTATGATTCAGCAACATCATGTCCCCCTTGATGATTACCGTATAATCCCGGCACATTTGATGGATTCGGGAGCCGAGAGCTTCATCAATGTCCAGCAACTCATCTGTTGTAAGTTCTGAAGAAACAAGTAACGGCAGATGATTCAGGTAACGATAATTTACGATGGACTGAATTTGTTCAATCTGCCATTCGGTCGCCCGTGGTTTCTTGATACGCCCTTCACTAGTGGTTACATATACAGGCTTGAACAAGTCATCAATGAAAAGCACTTCGACTTTCCGCATCGCATCAAGCTTGGTTTCCAATTGATCAAAGTCCTTTTTCAGATCCCCCATGCCTTCTACATACGGGAAATACAAACAGTGGACGGACTTCTTCTTGATGAGATTATTCATAATGGCTGTAAGCAGATGAGTTTTGCCGCTGCCGGGTTGACCAAGCAAAGCGATACTGTTTGAACGATCCCCCCTGATTTTTTCAAAATCCTTGAAGTATTCAACAGCGCAATCATATGCATCCTTTATCAATTTTGGTTTCCCCTCCGTTTTAAAATTGCCGAATATAAGCTTTTCAAATTCTTCTGTAATGCCACTGGCTGCCATAAGTCGGGCTATTCTCTTTCGCCGTACACAGTCGCATTGTTTGGAATAGGTATCCTTCCATTCCCCTGCCTTTTCCGGCGGACAAACCTTTCCAGAAAGAAAATCATCTTCCGGCACCATTTCCTCTGGCACAAGTTGCTTTAACCGTTCGTCATAACTCCATTTCGTATCTTTATGAACCCGATAAAACACAATGCCATGATCTTTACAGGTTTCACATTCGTACTCAGCCTTTTCTCCGGATGCGTCCGGGGCCGAAAAGTGGGCTGATTTTTCCCGAAGGCTTTGCATCACCTTTTGAAATGCCGTGTTTATACTGATCGCTTTGTTTTCTTGCTTTTTTTGCTTGATAGTCATTTCCCCACTCCTTGCTTTTAAGTTCATTTGATTGTAGGAGGCGCTGGACATAAGCCATATTGCGGGCATTTCGCTTAACAGCCTCTTTCATGGCATCAAGCACCTTTTCCTCACCGTAATCGTCTATCAGACCTTTAAGCATATCCGCCAAAAATGAGGATAATAAGCCGAACCCTTCGTCCTCAAAAAACTGAAATGGGTTTGTCTTCATATTCTTGTCTTCCTCCTTTCCTTCCGTTGGATCTGATACCGGAGCTTTTTTCTTTTTATAATTTTCGAAACGCGTATACTCTGCATAGTTAACGATGGTTACAATGAAGCCGCGTTTTTGAGGTAGCCTGTCGATCTTTAAATATCCCTGCCTAGCCATTCGATCCAGAGAGTACTTTATTTGAACAGCAGACCAGTTGAACCTCTCGGCAAGGTGTGTGATCTTGATAATTGTTTGACCTATATCAAGCTCTTTGCCTTGCCTGTATTCCGCCCTTTTAAACAAATGATCGTAAATTATCTCGTCACGTTCATCTTTAAAGGGAAGACGGGGGAGGACAACACACCCCATACCTTGCATATCCACGCCGCTCACCTACTTCCTTTCACAGAGTGCTCATACCCGTAAACCCGTTTCACTTGTCAACTTCGACTTTGCGCAATTCAAACGCCCATTTGCAGACAATTTTGTTCATCATGATGCGCCGCCCTTCGCTTAATTTTCTATGGGTGCGTCGATAATGTCTGGCGATTCTTCAAACGCGTAAATCGGTTTTGGTTCTTCTTTGAAGCTTGAATGCACCGTTTCGTCCCTCGTTATTTGATTCTGAATTTCGACGCTTATCGGCATGTATTTGACAAGCTGCTTGATAACCGTCTTTTTTGCCATTGACTCATAATGATCAGCCCAAGGGCCAAAATGCTTTCCGTTCTTTTGCGACTTGCTGAATTTATCGCGAATCTGATTAATTTGTTCAACGCTCATGACTGTAAAAGCATGGCCGCCGTCTTTAAATCGGGCATAAGCATAGAAACATTTGAGTTTCCCGCGGTCTGCATCCATCGTCGGCTTATGGTATAACTTTTCGTTTATCCCGTATTCGAAATCAAATTCATCATTTTCATAGACTTCATTTGCTACAATGCTTGTTACTTGGCCTGATCTTCTGACTAATTCGATCAAGCCCTTATATCCGATCTGCAATTGAACTTCTTTAACGTTCTTGTTCTTGTTGTAATAAGGCACAAGATAGGCCGACCCCAGCGCGTCCGGTTCTAATCCAACTTGCGCCGCTTGCATAACGGCTCCAAGCAAAGACTCAGGCGTGCATTCTTTAAGCATTGGGTTTTTCCTGAACTCTGTAACCGCTAAACGAATCAGCCTGTCGGCGTCCAAGTGTTTAGGCAAAGCCATTTCAAACGATTCTTTATGTTTCATCATTGCATCAAGAATTGTTTTTGGTTTATCATCTTGAGCAACCTCGTTTCTTTGCTCCTGCTTCGCTATGTCGTTTTTCAATTTCTCTGCTTGTGTCATACCGTTTTCCCCTTTCATTACCGGATTGAAAATCTTGAACCGCTCCCCTCTTTCACATATTGCCTGTAGATGTCAGGGTGCTCTCTCTTGAATTTTTCTTTGTCAAAGCGTTCAACCGGAAACCTGGACCAAGTGATTTTTTTACCAGCAACAAAACCATGTTTCCTTTCACCGAGAATCCCTTTGATCTCGTTTTCAATGGCCTGCTTCCGTTCTGTCAGTTCGTTGATCTTCTCTTTCGTCCGTTCGTATTCTTCAATCTTGCTATCAAAGTATCCCGGCAAATCAACTGAATCTTCGACCTGCTCCGGGTACATGGCATCCAGTAAATCTTTTGATGATTGCGACCCGTCAAACGGTGGCGGCACTCTTTTAGAAACGTGTTCATTCCAGAAGTAGGCGGCCTTTTCTTCCATGATCCGAATCAGTTCATCGTCGCGCTTGATCTCATGGAATCGCCAAGGATTCACAACGTCACCTAATATAAGGGCGGCCAAATGCCATTTTTTGAACCCGGTTACGCTCATGTACCATTGACATTGAACAAAGTACGCATCTGGCACGCTGTCCGATGTCCATTCATCGCGCTTGTATACGGTGGTTGTCTTGCACTCAAGACCTTCCTTCCGGCCGACAATCAGGCGGTCAACATTCGCCAAAAAATACGGGTATTTCTCATGTTGTAAAATGGCGTTCCGCTTCTTCACTTTCAGCCCTTTCCTCCGGCTGAATTCCTGGGCTACGATGTCCTCCAATAGATTCCCGAGTCTTGCCGCCTCGCTTTCGTTATCCTCTAAAGGACTTTCGCCGATCTTATCCATGTATAATTGAATGGGACTTTTCCATTTGTTAAGGCCGAGGATGGCAGAAATATCGCTCCCGCCAATGCCTCTCCGTCGCGCTTCCAACCATGCTTGCCGTTGCATTCCTTCGGTAGATGTAAGGACTTTCGTCATTCTTTCACCTTCTATATTGTTTTTTTGGCAGAAGACTGATATACTTATATTTGGGAAGTTTATCTTGCCTTTCCACCACCCAAAATTTAACACTTGGTATTTGATCTGGTTGAACCTTTTTTAAAGGTTCTTTTTTTATGCCTCGTCGTCTTCGTTTTCTCCCTCTTCTTCATACCGCAAATAATCCTTTGGATAGCCGTAACGGTTAATTTCTGTGATAATTGGGTGTTCAATGTTCATTTAGAAAATCTCCTTTCATAGATTTCTTGACATACTGATCCCATGACAAATGTAATTCGGGGTGGTCTCGGATTCTTGCACACCATTCCCTAACCTCTGACGCTGTTGCCGGCCTGTGAAGGTAATGGAGCATCAATGTATTCCCCTTGCCGGCGGCTTAACAGGGACAACATTCAGCCCTCTTTTGGCGAACTCTGACGCGATTTCGTGTAGTTCCACTACTTTTTCAGGATGCTGCATTTTCTTTAAGTCTCTGCTGTGATCGACTATGCTACCCGCAAGTTCTATACACCCATCAAAATCACCCTCTTTGACGGCATCCTCCAATAGTTCAGAAACGAGAAATTGCAATGACTTGTAAAGTCGTTCCGCCTTCTCCCTGTCGGACTTCAAAAAATGATTTAAGTTCATTCGAGCCACCCTTTCGCCTTCCATGTGATAGTTGCTTTTTTGTAGCACTCTTTGAGTGAAATGTTGTATTCCTTCGCCAATAAGGCCGCTAAGTTTTTAGCCCATGCCTCCACGTCCAGAAGTTCCTTTATGACCACTTTAATGCGCTCCCTTTCTTCCAAAGAGATCAGCTTCGGATTCTTAACAAAACTCACATCTGCAAGCGTCTGGATGGCTTCTGTTGCCTGTGTGACCATGATCTCTTCAAAAGCCAGTCGATGTTGCTCGACTGATTCACCAGTGAAGACGGGCGGCGAGCAACCATCGCTGAATTTGTTCATGATTCCCATTGCGAAAAATGGTTGATCGAATTTCTTTAGTGACGTTTCCGCCACATCCCACGGCATTTTTCTTGTTCCGTTTTTCATTTTGCTGACCATCGACTCCGAAACGTTTAGATCAAGGGCGAGTTGCCCGTTTGTCATGTTCTTCGTTTCAAGTAGATGCGCCAGTGATTTAGACACTATTTCTGGCATTCTTGAACTCTCCTTTGTCCTATGTTCTCTATTTTTCTGTACAGATTATGGTTGTATGATTGATATAGAAAGAATTAAGCAGATTGCGACTTGATGAATTTATTGACGAAATATATTTGCCCTTTGCCTGTTACCTTTGGTGTGCGTGTGGTTCTGACTGAGCCGTCCGGGTTGTTGATGGTGCTTTTCTTGATTTCGAACAGCCCCATATCCATACTGCGTTGAGTAGGAAGGTTGAACGACTCACCTTTCTTTCGAATCAGATAGCCGTTCTCGCGCAGCCATTTGAATAGTTTGTTTTGGCCAATCTCGATGCCGTTCTGCTTGAGGATTTTCGCTAACTCACCCACCAGAACGGATGATTCTGACGCTTCGACTGCATCGGCGAAAAGGGCTTTAGGCTTCATTGTTTCGATCTGCTTGCTTTGCTCTTTCATGGTGTGCAGGGTGACTTTAAAAAGCTGTTTCGTTTGTTCGTCAGCCTGTGGCAGATAGGTTTGAATGAATAAATCGTCATTCGCTACATAGCCGCCTGTCTTTCTGATCGTTGGGATGACTTCGTGAGTGATCCAGCGTTTGAACTGTTTGGCCTCTGGTTTGCGGCTGCCGAGGATCAGTGAATATAGGCCGGGTTCGTTAACCGCTGTTAGTTCCTGCGTTCCGCCAAGGGTGTCGGTTAAAACTACCCCCTTTTCGTCTTCATCGAGTCGAGCAAGGGCATCGCGGTTGTTTTTGATTTCTAAGACTGAACAGACATCCTTTGCAACAAACCAAGGTTCATTATCCTTAACGACTGTTCTGACCTGCTGATCTTGGTAATTGAATACTTTTTGCAGTTGATGCATTTAACTCACACCTTTCTGAAAATAGTTTGTGTTTTCTTCGACCCAAGTTGAGTTTTGTTTGATCCATTCAAAAACGAGATCACGCGGATATCTAGCTTGAATGGTTTTCAATTTCGGGAAAGACTCGATTCCGGTTAGTCTTGTCACCGCTGCCGATTTGATTTGGAAAATCTCTTGCAAATGAGTGTTTTTTAATATTGGAGGATACGAATATTTTTTTACGCCGTCCTCCACGCCTTGTTGATAAGCTTTTTCACAAAGCGCTTTAACAATCTCGAAAACCGTTTCGTTCGGTAAGTTATCAAGTGAGATACCGAGATTAGCCAAAATGTTCGCCTCCTATGCTGTGGTTTGTAATCTGCCAACCTTTCTCATGTGGTAAAATCTTCTGAGAAAGGTGGTGATCAATATGGCTACTCAAATTTATGCTTGTCTTTGTGGTGAATGGGTTGACTTGACCAGTGATCCAAACTGTAAAATTGGTAGATATGACTCTTCTCCACTCACATGGTGGGACGAAGGCGCGAGTATTTGGAGTCCTAATACTAAAGATGAACACACGATGTATCAGCAGGATTATGTTGATATCCATTATCGAAATGCCGATTATCGTATTCACCCAATGTTCATTCAGATCAAGAGATCCTAAATTCGCGTTTCAGGTTAATTTCTAATAGTTCTGAGTCGTCTAACTCCACTTTGGCGGCTTTAGAACTGTACAACATATCAACATGTTGTTTAACGCGATTCCATTCAGACTGGGTCATACCATTCAACAAGTCAGTTAATTGATCTAGCTTCTTTTGATTCATGGTCAGCCTCCTATGCTGTGTGGGATTTACCGTGCAATTCGTGAAGTTGATCTTCAAAAAAAATTTCTTGCACTGTTTTTTTGTAATAATTTGCTATACGAACCTTTATTTCATCACGAGGTGTGCGGTGACCCGATTCATACATAGCTAATGTACTTTCGCTTATTTCAAGCTCATTTGCAACTAAAGACCGGGTTTTATCGCCTCTTAGTTTCATCAACTTTGCACCAATAACCTTTTTATTCAATTGCCCTCCTCCTTTACGTTTCGTGTTGTTCTTGTCTATTATATTAAACCGCACGATTCGTAAAGTCAATACATATTGTGAAGTTTTTTTGTAAAACGTCACGAATCGTGATATTATCTATAAAGGTGATGAATATGAAATTCGGAGATCGACTTAGAGAACTCAGGAAAATGAGGCCGAATCTTTCTCAAAAAAAATTAGGGGAACATTTAGGTCTTGCAGAAAGCACAATTAGTATGTATGAGCAAAATAGAAGAGAACCGGAATATGAAATTCTAATTAAAATAGCTGATTATTTCGATGTTTCAATTGACTACTTACTTCGAGGCACTGATCCGAAGGTTCAAGATAAAATCTTTGAAGACGAAGCAAAGAGGATTTTAAATGACCCAAAAACCTTCCTTGCCGCCCGTGATGGAGAAGTTACACAGGAGATTTTAGACGCTGCCCTCGAAATCATTACGGAGCAACTGAAAGAAGGCGGGAAAAAGAAATCTGACTAAGCAAGGAGTGACAGCATGGAGTTGAATTTAAAGGAGTTATTTTTATGACTTTAGGAGAAAGGTTAAAAATGTTGAGAAATAAACAAAAACCTAAGCTCTCTCAAGAAACATTATCAGAAGAACTCGGAATAAATCGCTCTACCTATGCGAGATATGAAACCGGAGACAATGACCCTGGTTACAAAACTCTTATAAAAATAGCTGATTTTTATAAGGTATCTCTTGATTACTTAATTCGAGGAATAGTAAAACAAGAGCAAGATAAAGTGTATTCTGATGAATCCACCAACTAAAATTAAGAAAAAAATCTTGAAAGCAAAAAGACCGTCCACTTATATATATATCTATTGTTTATTATTGTTTACTAATAAGATTTACATTGGATTTATATTGCATGTATATTCTCATTTATAAATCGGTTTTTCCGATGCCTCCAAACCCTTGATACACAAGGGTTCTAAGTGTTGTTCTCTTTTACATTCTCATTTATGTTCCTTTTATAATCTCTTTTATAAAAAATCAGGAGGTTTTTTATGTGGAAAATAAAGAATTTGAAATAATCTTGAAAGAGATTCAGGCAATTAATAGCCGCCTAACCAACCTTGAAAGAAATGTCGCAACCAAAGATGACATCAAAACATTGAGTGACAAAATTGATTTTCAGCATACCGAAAACATCAATTCGGATAACCTTCTACTTGATGAGATTAGCGCCCTTAAAGAAGGCGTCATCTATGTTAATCGCAAAGTAGCTGATGCCGAATTCGAGATTCATACATTGAAAACCCGTATACACCAGTGAATATATTGACATTTTTGTAACATAATGTTGAAAAATGGTGATAATTAGACTATTATAAAAGTCGTACATAATATGAACTGGGGGATTATTGTGAATGATATTTTTTTATTCTTATTTTTAACTTCGCTCGTATTTATAATTTTAGGAATAGTTAAACCCAAACGCTTTGACCTTTTCAGAAAAAACAAAAGAATAACTGGCGGTTTGGGCTATACTCTTCTCGCAATTGTCTTTTTTATTTTATTCGGAATGACAATGCCTGAGGAAGAAGTTTCACAAGAAAAACCCAATAACAAAGTGGCCTCAACCGAATCAACTAAAGAAGCGAAGACCAAAGACGAGATTGTATCAAAAGAAACAAAATCAAAATTAGAAAAAAACGATAAAAAAGAAGCACTAGATGAAAAACATAAGAAAAACAATGATGCTAAAAAACTAGAGTCAAAGGATAATCCATCAAATAATAAGAAGCTTGAAACTGTTTCACTGGTCAAAACGATTGATGGTGACACTATAAAAGTAAAATACAAAGGGAAAGAAAAGACCGTTCGATATTTACTAGTTGATACTCCTGAAACTAAAAAAACAAATTCGTGTATCCAGCCATACGGAAAAGACGCCTCTGAAAGAAATAAAGAATTGGTAAACAGCGGCAAATTAGAATTGGAATTTGACAAGGGAGACCGTACTGATAAATACGATAGACTTCTAGCCTATGTTTATGTTGACGGTAAATCAGTTCAAGAAAGTTTGTTAAAAGAAGGGTTAGCAAGAGTCGCATATGTTTATGAGCCAAACACAAAGTACTTAGATCAATATAAGAAAGATGAAAACATCGCGAAAAGCAAACAGCTTGCTATTTGGAGCAAATCCAACTACGTAACCGATAAAGGCTTTAATGGATGTGTTACTAAAAAAACAAATAAAGAACATTCAAAGCAAAAAACTGCTCCTAAAAAAGATATCACTCCAAATAATAATAAAATAAATATCCCTAGCTCGTCTCCGGCACCGAAACCAGCACCAAAACCGGCACCAGTGCCAAAAACAGGAGGTGCTGAAGTTTTTTCAAATTGCACTGAATTGAGAAAGAAATATCCTAACGGCGTACCAAGCTCTCATCCTGCCTATCGATCAAAAATGGACAGAGATCATGATAATTATGCTTGTGAAAGATAACAAGTCCATTCTTAAATGGGCTTTTCTTCTCACCAAAAAACAGAACATACGTTTCCTTTATTTTGAATTAGAATTATTTCAATTTGATAAATGGGCTTAGGAGGCGTTCTTCTTGGTGTATACAAACAGTCATTTGGAGGATTGGATTGAAAACTTGTACAGAAGCATCAACATTATCATACCTGAGCAAATTGATTTCGAGCGCATAGCAGAGTTGTTAGGCATAAGGGTTTATTTCAAGCCTACCCCTAGCTGCACTTTCAAATATAATGACGTGTACACGATTGTATTAGATAGCCGGAAAACCCGCTGCGAGCAGTGGGATGACTTTGCTCACGAACTATGCCATCTTTACAGACATGAAGGAGATAAAAAAACAATGCCAAAGTTTTGGTCAGATTATCAGGAAGGACAAGCAAATTACTTCTCATATCACTTTTGCATCCCTACTTTCATGCTTCACGGAATGAAAATTCCGCATAATCGTTTTTTCGACGTTCACCTCATTGCCAAGATGTTTAAAGTCACTGAACCATTTGCGAAAGTACGCCTTAACATGTACTTTAACAAAATTCATCTTATCGTTAGTTAAAAGAAACTTTAAATAAGATTGGGGGATAATATGGCTTCATTTCAGCAGTACAAAACCAAAACGGGCTATAAATGGCTTTTTAAAATGGGAGTTGGTATCGATCCCAAAACCGGCAATAGGAAAACAACAACACGCCGAGGCTTTAAAACTAAAAAAGAAGCTGTCGCAGCCGCCGCGGAATTCCAGAAGGAAATTGATAATAATGCTCTTATCCGAAATGACATCACTTTTGAGGATGTCTTTAAAGAATGGTGGGATGTTCATTCCAAAACGATAAAGCGCAGCACCAGATATAGAAAGCTATCGAAATTCAAAAAGCATATCCTGCCGCACTTCGGGAAATTAAAAATAAAAGACATCACAAGAGCATACTGTCAAAAGGTGATAAATCGGATAGCTCAGGAAATTGATTCTGTTCAAAATGTAAAAATTCAAGCTAACCTTGTATTTAAATATGCTCTAAGGATGGAATACATCACAAAAAATCCAATGGAATTCGTTGTGATCCCCAAAAAAGAAGAGAATTTTTTATCGCAGGAAGAAGAGAAACGGAACTTTTGGGAAAAGGCCGAAATCAAAACCTTTCTCGAAAAAGCGCATTCTCAACTCGCCCCACAAGATTATGTCATGTTTTATGTTCTTATTTTCACCGGTATGCGAAAAGGGGAACTTCTTGCCTTGGAATGGAAGGACGTTGATTTAAAAGAGAAAACAATAAACATCAAACAAACAATGTTTTTTGAAAACGGAGAAGAAGTCATCCAAACAACGAAAAAATATCATTCCAAGCGAATTATCACAATTGATGATCAAACAGCCCAAATACTTAAAAAATGGCGCACACAACAAAAAGAAATGCTCTTGTCTAATGGAATCACCTCAGAAGCTAAATACGTCCTTATACGGGACGATATGCGCCCTCTAAGGCTTGCATATCCAAACGACCTTTTAAACCGTATGATCGCTAAAAATAAGCTTCACAGAATCACGATTCACGGTTTTAGACATTCTCACGCATCAATCCTTTTTGAAGCAGGCGCATCCATAAAAGAAGTACAAGCCCGTTTAGGTCACAAAGAAATTCAAACGACTATGAACATCTATACACATGTCACGAAAACCGCAAAAGAAAAAACGGCCGAAACATTTAAAAAGTACATGGAATTATGAGAAATTCATTTAAACGTGGTCAAAATGTGGTCAAAAATCAATTTTAAACAAAAAACAAGCCCTCATCCGGTCGCTCGGAAGAGGGCTTGAACGTTGGTATATTAACGTTTTGAGAACTGAGGTGCACGACATGCGCCTTTAAGTCCGTATTTTTCCCTCCG